TTCAGGACAGATTAAACATGATGCTTCCATCTCCGCAAGCCCGGGATTGGAAGGGAAGGTCAATCAAGAGAGACAGAGTACCGGATTCGATAGAGAGAACTGGCAAAGAGACTGGAAAGAAGTTGCGTTTAGAACCTGCATTCGTGGAGTGGATGATGGGCTACCCCGAGAAATGGACGGAGTTCGCATTTCCGAAGCAAAGCATAGAACAGAAAGATTAAAGATGCTGGGGAATAGTATTGTTCCTCAGGTTGTGGTTGAGATAATGAGGATAATTAAAGAGGTTAATGGGGAATCATATTCAGACAAGATGCGATCATTGCGGGGGACATGTGAAGGAAGTGGGTAGGGTCTATAAGGTTTATCCACACATCCGTAAAAAGATATATCTCTGTCGATTATGTCGACTTGCATACAAGGAGAGGATGAAAACATGAACTTAACATACCTGGACATTCCATATAAACCACACAAAACACAGACAGAGTTCCACGCATCGTTGGCTAAGTTCAGATTATATTCTTGCGGGGTGGGGGGAGGAAAGACAGCAGCAGGTGCCAATGAACTCCTTAAATGGATAATAGCGAGCAGACCATGCACATACATCATGGCCGCGCCCACCTATAACATGCTCATAAGAGTCACAACCCCCGAATTCATTAAGTGGTGCCCCAGGGAACTAATTGTCAAGCATAACAGGTCTTCACATACCATAGAGCTCGTGAATGGGGTTAAGGTTGTCGGGATAGCAGGAGACCGGGATGATACCATAGATCGTGTCAGAGGGATGAACATAGGCGGGTTCTGGGGAGATGAGATATCACTTTGCCCTGAATACATGCACGAGATACTTATCGCAAGAATGAGGGATAGCCACGGATGCCTGAAAGGGTGGTATACAACTACTCCCAAAGGAAGAAACTGGTTGCATAGGATGTTTGTAGAGCATAAGAGGAAAGACGGAACTCCCGTAGAGAGCACCGAGATGTATAAGATATTCAGAGGATCCACATTCGATAATCCACATACCCCAGACGAATTCAAGCAAAACCTTAAGGCTACCTATGTTGGGGTATTCGCAAAACAGGAGCTTTATGGTGAGTTTGTAGGGTATGAAGGGCTCGTATACCCCACCTTTAGAAGGTCTTTGCATGTGATAGACACAAGCAAAATGGAGTTTCAGAGGATATTGGGGGCAGTCGATTTTGGATTTACAAATCCTCAGGCAGCATTAAGGGTAGGGTTAGACCATGATGGAAGGATGTTTATATTAAGCGAGTTCTATCAGAGGCGTATAACAGACTCGGTGTTTGCAGAATGGGCAAGCAATAACATGAAGGACTGTGAAACTATTTGGGCAGACTCGGAAAATGCCTCTGGAATAAGGGAGTTTGTTGACAAGGGTCTTCATTGCATAGGGGTTGTCAAGAAGGAAGGTGAGAGAAAGGAGAACTTCGTGACCTGGGGAATAAAGAAGGTTTCTGCAAGATTGGAACCAAAGGAAGATGGGAAACCGAGGTTATATGTGGATAGGAAATGTGTCAATACAATAATGGAGCTCGAGAACTACAGATATCCAGAGGGCAAGGAGGATCAGGCAGAGAAAGAGAACCCACTCAAGGTCCATGATCATCTACTGGATGCGCTGAGATACCTTATTGTGAGTGAAGATGGTGGCTCAGATGGGATAAAAATACTCGAGGACAAGCATGGTGTTATATTTGGAAAGAGCGGAAGGATGTTTTAAAAGGTAAAGTATATATAAACTTTTCACCATAATAATCAATATGAGGATTCTTGGTTTTAATCTTTCGAGAAAATCCAGTTCTGAAATTCAACACGAAACAATGAAAAAAACAATGACATCTGCAGATAGGGTTAGGATGGATGCAACTATTAAGGCATTGAATTATAGCAGCGATGGAATCAAGATGGATCCCGTTCTCAAGAGGATAAATACAATGGCCCTGGGAGCAACGAGGCCACATGCAGAGCCAAGACAAACAGGCAGCGAACTTGGGATAAGACACCCGGTATATGCTATCCCGGCAATACTTCTCTTTGATTTAGTAAAGTATAATGATACATTGAGCACGGTTACCGGGACATATAACAGGGAAGTGTTTAGGAATGGTCTTGAGACAGAGGCAAGATTTGCATATAAATGCACGAAATGTGGGGAAGAGTATGAGGACGCATCTGATGAGGATCTCAAGTGCAATACGTGTGGGGGTAAACTGAGAGAGCCAGACTCAAGTGAAAAGAAGATAGCTGAATTACTTCTTAAAATGAAATGCAATAAGAACGGTCACCGCCTTAAGGAAGTGTTATCAATGGCTGATGATGATGTCAATACTGTAGATGATATATTCATTCTTGCACAAAAAGAGTATGAATTCAACGCTGCCGGGGACATAGTATCGGCAAAGATAAAGGAACTGGTTAGGGTCCACCCAATGATGATACTGATGATAGCGGGAGATGATGGAACCCCAGGAAGAAATCAGAATGGTAAGGTAGTTACGACATGCCCAGTCCATAGAGATAAGGCATATATTGATACTGAAAACTGTCCTACATGTGGGATCAAGGCTCAGGTGGCCACCCATGTATCAAGCCATCATGGATCAAGTGGTGGAACAGGTAAAGAGACATTTTATATTGATGGAGAGGTTTATCAAGATTCATTTTTCAGGAAATCAATGTTCTATGGAACACCACCAACTTTGGCGGTATGGCAAAAAGCAGTTACTCTTATGAACATGGATAGGTATATCAAGGAATTTTACATTCTGCAGAGACCGCCAAGACATCTTCTGTTTATCAATACCAGAAATGCTACACAACTTGAGGCCTCATGGGAAAAAATGGAACAAAAAATAATGTCACACCCAAATCAGGCATATCCACTCGCGGTAGAATCTAATTCAAGCAGGGGTCAAGTGGCACAGCACATAAACTTGATGGATTCTTTGGCAGAGATGCAGTATACAGAAACCCGGGACGAGTTCTGTAAGAAGATAGGCGCTAAGTATGGTGTCATGCCGATATTCCAGGCGGACATGTCACAGTCCGGGGGTCTGAATAACGAGGGACTACAGGTAACCGTAACAAATAGGGCATCTGAATCAAAACAAGAGTTCTGGAATGAGGGGTTCCTTAGCTGGCTTATGGAACAGTATATGGTCAAGGATTGGAAAATCATAATAATGCCATCCGAAGAGAGGGATGAGATGCACGAACTACAAATAGAGGCGCAGAAGATATCAAACGCATTGCAAAAATCAGCGCTTGGATTTGATGTAGAGATAGATGAGGATGGTGAGTTCAAGTTTAAGAAAAGGGAAAGATCGCAGGGTCAGGAGGGAAGTGAGGATCCCGAAGCACCATCATTGCCGGCATTTCCAAATATAGGAGCTCCACCAGCAAGCACACAGAGTGTTACAGGAGCGCCAGAATCAGTTAAGAGATCAGACATGTTTGGAGATGTTACAAAATTTATGCGTGAGGTATTCCTCGAGGCGTCTGGATATGGGATTGATTTTGTGGCCAAGGCGGATATATCCCCAGAGACCAGAAAGAAGATAGAAAATGCGATGTTTGATAGGAAGTTTTCAGGTCTTACATGGAAGGAAAGCAATAGAATAAAAGAGGCTTTGATAGATGCGTTCAGGACAAGAAAGACTCTGGACCAGTTGATTGAGTCCATATCCAAGGTAACAACTAAGATGTCACCTACAGATATTGAGAGGGTGGTTAGGACAGAGAATCACTCCATAAGGAACATAGTTAGAGAAGATAATTTTGATGATATGGATCCTGATGGAAAGAAGAAATACAAATGGATAGGTCCTAAGGACCAGAGAACAACGAAAATATGCAGTAACATATCTAAGCGAACAGGCAAGGGTGTTATGCTAAAGACCCTTAAGAAAATAATACAAGAGGAATCTGTAAGGGGTGGGTTTGAGCCGAGGGACTGGACTCCACATATAAATTGCCGGCATACGTTTGTTCTTGCGTTATGATGTCAACCACCATATCAATGTCAATGTATTTGGATTCCCCCACAAGACACTATAGAGCAGATATAGAAAGTTGTAGTGGGAAGGAAAGGATTAAGATATATGATCTGGAAGAACCAGAGGATTCGATATGGGAACACGATTGTATATCATTCGTGGGGATGGATACCATACAATTTGCAATAAGGAGTTATGAAAATGCCATTAACATCCAAAGATGATAGGGAATTTGAGAAGGCAATCAGAAAGACACATGGACACGAAGCCAACACAGTCCTCAGGAGCATGGTTCAAAAGAGAAAACCACAGTCAGAATGTAATAGATGCGTTACAATGGCCGATACAACACATCCTGTTATGGTGTGGGCATGTATGAAATGCTCCAAAAGAATGATTAAGAGATATGGTAATTTGACAGTGACGAAGAAAGAATTATTTGTTATGAAAAAACCATGCGATATATGTTCGACACCCAATATAGTGAATGTCCGGGTTAATCTAAGATTATGCAGGAAGTGTCTTGATCGGGTTGGCAAGAGAGCCAGATTCGACACAAGGAGGGAGAATGACGGATACAAGAAAAGAGTTAGGGCGTTCGGTCGGAATGTTGCTTAAAGAGGCTGCAACATTCCTTTTTACGAAGTCGCAGGAGAATCTTGTTAGGCCGATGCCCTGGGAGGATGGTAAAAAATCGGACAGTGTTATATCAGATCGTGGTGATCTGCTGACTTCTGGAGAGCTCATCATAACAAATGATGAGGCTGTTATAGTTTATAGTGCTCCACAATCAGATTGGGTAGAGTTCGGGACTCCACCACACATGCCACCAATAGAGCCACTGAAACGATGGTGTATGAGGAAGCTGGGGAAGACCGAAAAGGAAGCTGAGAGGATGGCCAGAAACATTGCATTTAAAATAGCTGCTCATGGCATGTCGGCACACCCTTATATGAGACCCGCTATTGTAGAGATGGAAGTCAAATATGGATGATGTAGTTACCTATATATTGTCTAAAAATAGACTGTGATGTATTGACTAATTTTTAAAAACTTTATATTAACTCAGAGAGAAAGCTTATATATGAAGTCTAATTTATCATCCCCAGATTCAAAGCTTATTTTATACAATGAAGATGAAAGAAAGTTTTCATGTTGGGGAAGTGTAGAGGTTGTAGATGCCCAGGGGGAATTCATTCCTACAGAAGAGATTACGAAGGTCATGGATATCTGGATGGATCGTGGAGCCCCGATAACATACGGACACACTAACAACATAGTTGGTAAGGGACTTAACTGGAAGGAATCATTCAAGGATGTAGATGGCAAGATGATTCCTGGGGTTCTGATAACAGGTAAGGTATACAGTCATGGTTACAAGCTTGACAATATTATATGGCAGATGATGAAGGATGGCAGGATAAGGGGTCTTAGTTTTGGTGGTAATCACAGCCAAAAGCAGAATGAAAAGGTTGGTGGTAGAAGTATCCCAACATTAAGGGAACTCAATGGATATGAATTTGCACTTACTGAGGATCCCGCAAACCAAGAATCTACTTTTGAGGACATAAATGTCATGGCAAAATCACAAGATAATGCTCCTATGGACGCCTCGCGTTTGGCGGATGAATATATACCAGGAGAGGATACTATGGTAAATAAACAAGATGAACAGGTTCCGCCAAAGAAACCTGATGAGACACAGGCAAAGACTGAACCAGAGAAAAAGCCTGTAGATCAGGAATACGCAAAACAGGGCGACGAAGAAAAGAAGCCCGAACCTGAAAAGAAACCAGAAGAAACCAAGAAACCAGAAGAGGCCAAGGAACCGGAAAAGAAGCCCGAGGAAGAAAAGGAGATCAATAAGGCACTTTCTGATAGGATGGCTGTAATAGAGAAATCTCTTGCAACCTTGACAAAGCATCTATCTGAGATAGGTGGCGTTAAGAAATCCGAAGAGAAAGAGCCAGAGGCAGCAGTTCCGGAACCAATCGAGAAGACACTTGGTGAGATAAAGAAGTCTCTTGAGGCCCTTAATAGTGTGAAGCCCGTTGCAAAAGCATCTACCCCAAGGCCTGCAGCAGCAGTAGCCGAGGAAGGTAGCCCGCTTGATGGAATGGGAATCATAGAATCCTTTAAGAAGGGTAAGCCAGTATCTTTCATGGAAGTCAACAACTCAATAAAGGACATGGAAGATAAGGCCGTATCCAATGCACTCGGAGGTGCTTGATATGACACGACAAGTAAGAACAATCGAGGACCTTGAGCAGTTGGCATACGGACCAATGGCAGGGTCTTTCATACAGAAGACCAACTATCCAGTTTTGACCTCAACGTCAGGCAATTTCAACACAACTTTCGGAGCACTCGCTTGGTCACAGATCAACCAGGAAGCGAACGCACTTGGAATAATGCAGAAAATACCTTGGCTAAGGTCTGGACACAGGATTCTAACAACCAGAGCTGCCGCAACAGGTGGTGGTGTAGCAGAGGGTGGAGATCTACCGGACACCATAAAACCAACATGGGTAGAGGTAACCGCAGCATGTAAGTCCATAATCCATACGTTTGAGGCATCCACAATCATGGATAAGATCGCAAGCATTGGACAGGACGACGCATACGGAAGCCTTGAGCAGCTAAGGCCGATAATGTCGACACATCACAGAGAGATGATGAACATCATGCTCTTGACTGATTGTTCAACAGAGGCCTCAGGCGCAGGTGCTAACAGAACAACAACCGACAAATATGGACTTGAGTCACTTGATAGGATAATATCAAGCGATGGAGAGGAAGACACATTTGGAGGTTCACACGACAACTGGTTCGATATCTACGGACTCGACAGGGACAGTGCAACAACATACGATGCGTATGTAGACGACAACTCAGGAACAGACAGAGCTCTTACAGACCTTCTGATAAGAACACTGTTTACAAATACAGTCACATACGGAGCAAACAAGAATGGCCAGGTCATTCTTACTGGACTTGACACAGAGTCAAAGATACAGGGCCTATACGATGCCTATGTGAGATACAACCCCGTTGGGGAAAGGCAGGTTAGCGTAAGCGTGAATGGAATACAGTCCGCAGTAGGGCAGAATGTTGGTATCTCAATATCAACTTTGTATAACAGGCCGCTTATAACCTCAAAGAACTGTCCTCAGGACACAATCAGCAGAATCTTCTGCATGGATGTGTCTGACCCAGAGAGCAATGGACAACCAAGACTTGGACTAAAGGTTTTGACACCAACACAATACTTTGAAACTGGCGTTAAGTCTGGAAATCCTTGGGGACCAGATAAGCTAACAAACGAGGGATCCTTCTTGACAGAGGGTGAAGTCGTTGCGCATTTCCTAACAGGTCAGGGAAAGATCAGGGATCTGCTTTAAGCCATTAAAATCATGGGGGAATTTGTTGTTTATCCCTCAATCATAATCAAAAAGTTTATATAGACTCGGAGATAATAATAAAACAATCTGGTGTTTGAATGGTAAAGTTTTTGAAAAAAGTTATGGGGCCGGCAGCAAATATTTATAAGTCGGGAGCTACTGGGAGATTCTACACATTCAGGAAAGATAGGCCAACCAAGGTAGACGACCAGGAAGATATAAAACATTTTAAAAACCATCCAGACTTCGAGGAAATCACCAAACTCAAAGAAGCAAAAGAGAAAATTGTTGACAAGGCAAAAGAGATAAAAAAGAAAAAAGAACCAACATATAAAGAGAAACTCATTGCTCTAAAAAGTGTAGAGGATGAGTTGGCAGATGCTATAATAAATTATTATCCCACATGGGAGCAGTTCTATGATAATGTTGATGATAAGACATTAAGAAGCATTTCTGGGATAGGCTCAAAAAGAGCAAAGAGCATAATCACACAGATCGAAGCTATGAAGATAGAAAAGGAAGAGGAATAAAATGGCAACATTCACAGTAACAGATATCGCAAGGTATCCGATAGGTAACAGGCATTGCGTCATACAAAAAGGAGTTTCCGCAGATGGAGCAGAAGGCGGAGACTTCACAACGGGACTCGCCCGGGTAGACGTGGCAACGATGACAACACAGGGAGCGGCTGCAGTAGCAGACGTTGGGGTGGTTAATGAGACTTTCCCACTCGCAAAAGGAGCTGTCACCGTAGTTACGAACGCCAATGAAACAATATATCTGAAATCTATAGGAAGCTATTGAGGTTGATGAAATATGGCAAGCACGGTGACAGAGATATTCAAAACTCCACCAGTAATCGGTGGGAATGTGAGGATGGTGGCCTTAAAGGTAGTTCTGACAAGCCCCACGGTTTCTGTGGAAGTTGCAACAGGACTCGACCACATAGAATTTGTGGAGATGGTCCAACAGGGCGCGGCCGTAGTAGCTAAGTCGGCTGTTCTGGATGAGACACTTCCACTCGCCAGTGGAACATTCACATTCGAGATGAATACAGATGAGACCGCTTATGTAGTGGTTTATGGGAAATGATATGAAAATGAGATACCCCATCGGGATTCTGGCGATATTTTTAATGATTATTATATCCACAGGGATAAGCGCGGTTTCGACAACCGTATGGAATACTCCAACATCCGCAACAGAATACATCAAACTTGATTATCAATATATGAATATCACGTTCACACTTTCCGGAGCCACAGCTAATGACACGGTGATATTTAACTGGAATGATATCGCAAACGTTACGATTGCAGCAGATAACTGTTCTCTAACAGCCGGGGAATTGATGTGCATATACAACGCAACCAACATCACAGCCGACACAGATGCAACATTCAGTTATTATTTCTGGATAAACGAAACCGGTGGTGAAGAATATCAGACCGGATCAAGATCTCTAATTTATGATGCAAATGACCCAGAGGCTATAAACTCCATTACCACAACACAGATAAACGGGACCGCAACTACAGATATGTATTTCAGATGGGAGGGTCATACCAATGATACCAACCCAAACGAGTGTTATGCTACACTATACCCAAGAAATACAAGCGTGAACGGGACAAACATCACAGGGACTTTTGCTCTCGTTGAGGGAGTAAACTATTCATGCACAATAGACGTGGATGGGGCTTATGTAGACGAGGGGGCCTTTACAATAGAACCACATGTTATTGATGCGGCCGGGAACGCAATAGTAACCGGAACGAATATCTCTAATATGTCCAATACATTCATCTATGCGAACGCGTGGAACATTATTATGGCAACCAAAAATACCACACTACTTGACCTGGGAGCAACATATTCCACAATAACACATGTTAGCGTATGGAGTAATGCAGATAAGAGCTTCACAAATTACGTTAAAGGTGTGGAGGCAAACAACGCCACAACTGTCACAGAGGGTGAAGTAGTATATATATTCCTATCCGGGGACTCTGGAGACCTTCATTATCTGGTAAGATATTGGGAGAATGACAGAAGTATTGGCGATACAGCCAATCTATCGGCTGGATGGAATCAGCTCGGGATGTTCAATCAAACAGGTAAAGCACTATCACAGATTACGGACTTGACGCTTACAAATGGGACAGCGAGTGGGGAAGAGAGTGTGATAGATTATGTTTCTATATATGACGCACTCACAACAACATACAAAACCCATAGAGCAGATTTCACAATATTTAACGATTCTGAATTGTTCTATGGACAAGGAATGTGGGTCCATCTTAACGGAACTGCATATAACTGGTCCACTGTGGACATGGAGAGGGGAACTTAATGAAAATAGCAATAACCACAACGATATTCATGGCAATGATACTGATATTATCAGGTCTGGCATCAGCCCAGCAGATAACTACACCAATGCCTATAGCGGTAAAGGTGACATCCCCAAATGTAGGAGGGATAGATATCACGGTCAAAAACCTACGCACGGGCGAGATTATGACCGACCTCACATCCAATAGCGGAGAGGCCATGTTTGATTGGGGAAACTCTAAGAATGGATATGATGTTGGTGACAGATTCAAGGTAAGCGCCCAGGGAGTAGACAAGGCTACAGTCACATACAACGGAAATCCACTAACTCCCATATTCATAACAGCTACACTCCCAGAGACGAGTTGTCCGGCATGTGTATGTCCAGGATGTCCAACATGTTCAATATGTCAAGAGTGTGAGGAATGTCCAGAGCCAACAGATATACCATTATACTTGTTAGCTATGGGGATAATCGGTGTCATTGGGGTTGGGGGTTTCATAGCAAATAAGAAATTCACCAGAAAAGAGAAGGAAGCCCTTGAGGACACGTTAGCAAAAGGCCTTTCCGTAGGAAGTGGATTTAGAGTATATAAACATACTGATGGGAAAGCGAGATTCAAGCATCTACATTATGGTAGAATGGGATACCATGATATATTCACAGCACACATAAAAGAAGAGACATGGCACCCACCAGGACAGCTAATAGTGTGATTCATAATGACAACAACACCATACCCCATAAGCGGAATAGTGTATGGCCTTGGCGGGTCTGCACTCGAGGGAGCAAAAGTCACTCTATTCAATATAACCAAGGGAAAATGGTTGGCTGATGGTAAAGCATCAACAACCAACGCCAGTGGACAATATACAATAGATCCCGCAAACATTCTCGATGGTTATGATGATGAGGATTTGATACAAGTTGTTGCTTGGAACGCTGAGAGAACATATTCCATAAATCATCGTTACACCATAGACACCGATACAGGTTATCTCGAGAAGGATCTTTACTTGCATGTTGGTGGACCTATAAACGGGACTGTTAATGTGAACAACGTGGTGGTCACCAATTCCTCTGGTGGTGGACTTTATGTTAAGCTCTATGACCGCAAAAACGACCATTTGAGGATAACTATAGAATGTCCATCTGGAGAATCTGTGCCAGTCCATTTCGGATATGGGAGGGCTGGAATGGAATTCGAGGGTGGAGTATGTCCAGTCTATGAAAGCGAGACTACAGGAGAGCTCGAGGTCATGGTAAACATGGACGATTGATGATGAGTATGCAGTCTCTTGAGCGTAAGATTGATAAAATCTATGATCTCACAACAGAGAACGGAAAGGATATCGCGGTTATAAAGACCAATGTAGAGAACCAGATATCAAAAAGCAATGAGTTCAAGGATAGTTGTGCATCATATAGAAAGTCAGTGGATGGGAGAATAACTTCCATAGAGAAATGGAAATTCAAGCATGCCGGAATTGTTATAGCTATTGGGGGCATGATAAGTCTTATAGTCACCGGGGCCACCCTCGCAGCAGCGTTTGGCCTCATATAGTAAGTAAGTGATAATATGACGACAACACCATATCCAGTTTCAGGAGTAATATATGACACCGACGGAACAACCGAATTATCGGGATGCGTAGTTGGTGCCAGGAACATAACATCAGGGGTATTTCTTCCAGCAGTTTCTAATTCTGTTACAGCATCAAACGGTCAGTATACGATAGATCTGGCTAATTTAACCGGAGGTTATGATAATGGGGATGTGGTAGAGATTCTTGTCTATAATCCAACCTCAAAGAGATATTATATTTATGAAACCGTAATCAGCACTTCTGCAGGGCTCGAAGAAAAGGATATCACGACAAAGGCGTTCACATATACCTCAATTTCTAAGGTCTCTTCATTATTGGGTGGACTGAGGATAGATATGGTGTCCATTCCTACTCTCGCCAACGTAGCTGACAGCATAGTTGGAGTAGAGGACAGTATAAATGACACCACACAACTCTCATGGAAGGCTGTTACCGTTAGCAATGAACTTAGGACACCCGGACCATATATACATGGGACCGGAAGGCCGATTAATCTGTCGCGTATAATGATAAAGACATTCAGTAGTGATGATAGTGATAAAATAGAAGTTTGGGATGGGTCCTCTTGGGTGGATTATCTGACCGATAAGACCGAGGGACGTGAAAGCGATTATTGGGTCGATTACAGACTTGGGATAATCTATGTTAAGGACCTGAGGATCTCTAACATGAAGATAAAGGCCAGAATAACATACAGATATGGTGAGAGTTCTGTCCCGGGAGATATAAATGATGCAGCAGCCATGATGGTTGCAATAGAATTTCTTACAGGTGATGATCGTAGTAACAAATTCCCAGAAAGTGAGGCGACAAATCTAACATATAGGGAAAAGATCACTATCTGGAATGAGTCAATATCGAAGACCCTCAGCAAAAGGGCCGGGGTAATAGGGATTGGTGGATGATGGACCCAATAGAGGTAATAGTGGACCTTCTGAACGATAATTGGGAGTCAGATAATACCGATAAAATAACCCCCAATGTGGCAGCAGGCCATGATGTTAAGAGGATGGATGCCAGGGGAGATAGGCCATCAATAAAATGCTATCAATCAGCGCCACACACAACCGTTCCTATGGGACTTGGAACAGCTGCCGAGGCTACAGTAGACCAGGTGGCAATAGATATGGTTACATTCAAAAACAGGGAACATGCAATAAAACTTCATACAGAGGTTAAGAGGATACTCGATGAAAACATTAAAGCACCAAACGATGATTACCAGATGTTGATGCCGATTAGACTCGTTGATCTGACCAGGAAACAGATGTTTCACTTTGTTTGGGATGTGCAACTTAAGAATATAGCAAAGGATAGGTGATTATATGGAGAAATTAATTAAAAAAATCAAGAGAACGACATCTTATGTTGACTTTTATGAACTCAAAGAGGAAATACTTAAGGCGCTCGAGGGAATGAAGTTTAAAACCAAGAAAGTAAAGGGGGAGGATTAATATGGTAGCAACAGGAGCATTTTCATACGGACAGTTTGGGAAAGAGGCGGTTGCCTATGGAACAGAAGCAGCATCTATGGTAAACGCATTTGGAAAGGGACTAACCATAACACCTGCAGTAGCAAACAATATAATAATAACAAGGGGTATCGGGAACAGGAACGCCCAGGCGCTTACCCCCGGCACTTGGGAAGGAACAGTTGATGTAGAATTCGACCTTTGTAGTTCCCATTTTCTTGGTGCAGTTATGGGAGCAGCAGCATCCTCCGGCTCAGCCCCATACATACATACCTACTCAGAAGCCAATGATATACCGAGCATAACGATAGATAACGGTGTGGATTTGTCCACAGACTCCATAAGGAAATTGCTTGGATGTAAGATAAACACATGTGAAATTACCGGTGAGATAGGAGGAACAGTGCATGTGAAACTACAGATTTTATATAAGACTGAAACCGAAGGGACAAGTCTTGATGAAACCCCGGCAACAGACTCCGAATCTCCAATGGCATTTTTTCACGGGGCACTGGAGCTCCCCACAAACACCACACTAACATTAGTGCAGAGTTTCTCACTTAAGATAGACAACCATCTGATAGTATCTCTTGGTCTGGGGAGCAGATTCGCCCAGGCAATGACACCAGGAGAAAGGGATTATAAACTAAGCTTTACCAAGGCATTTGACTCATCGACACAACTTGAGAGATTCTATGGTGGAGCTACAGCACCGGTAGCAATTCCCGCAGAAACAGCAACATGTAAATTATCATTTACAAATGGTGGAGCAGCAGCAGCAGAGAGGCATATATACTTTAGTGGAACCGGCTTGCAGTTTGACGACCACACAAATCCTCAGGACGTTGCGACAAGGATTGATGAATCAATAAATGCAACCATTAGAGCCGGAGAGTTTGTTGGAGAGGATAACACAGCAACAACAATCTTCGATTAAAGATACAAAGTATACAAAGTATACAAAGTATACTAAGGAAGTGAGTAAATGAGTGAAACGAAAGATTTGGGCAATTTTGAGTATATAGAACCCAATACAGGAAATAAGCGTTCTGGTAAAGTAATCATTAAGATACTTGATACTGGAGAGGAGGGGGACCTCAATTTAGCAAGCACCGATTATATAAAAGAGAAGAAAGGCAATCAGGAGGTTCGGGTTCCAACACCAAATTTTAAGACACATGCAGAGCTTATGATAGTTATGTGCACTGTAGAGGGACCATATTTTACACCAGATAGGAAGAGAACACATGTGAATGTTATGAAGATGCCGAGGCATATATCACGTGCTATAGGAAAGGCGATAGAAGACTTCCATGAAGAGTTTGAAAAAAAATCAGTGGGCTCCGAGGAATCACCGAAGCCATCAGAAAAGGTAGAAAATACAGCGTAGATGATCCGGAGCTGAGCAGAGAGTTGATGCTCAATACATTCATAGAGCATGGGATAGATCCCCGCATAATAGAGAGATGGCCGGCGTGGAAAACAAAAGCCCATTATGAGCTATTGGAGGCAAAGAAATATGTCAGAATTGCGAACAACACTGTCAGTAGATAAAGGTAGTGTGGATAATGCTTCAAAGAAGATATCGGAAGCGCTTAAAGTGAAGTCTGGTAGCCTCAAGAGTTCTCTATCTGGGTTTTCAGGAAAATCATCGGGGGGAGTGTCTGGTGGTGGTGGTGGACTTGCGGGATCTCTTGGAGGCGCGGTTGGTGGAGCAGCTGCAATGGCCGGCCCGGCCGGAATGATGTTGGTGGCACTTAACCAGGGAGTAGAGCTCGCCAAGAAAATAGTTGATAAAGTAAGTGAATCATCACCATATCTTAAAGGGATTCTGGGTATATTTAACAGGTCATTCATGCTTTTCTTTAAACCGTTTGGGGATTTTCTTGGTTATCTTCTAAGGCCTATGGCGATTGCTGTTCTAAAGACGTCAGTGGAATGGATAAAATTCACAAAGTGGTGGCAAGATACAACAGAACCGATTGGTGGGATATGGGGTGTGATAACAGGGATGTTGAGTGTCGGTGACCCATTCAAATTTGGTGTCTGGATGTTAAATGCTGCAGACAAGATGTCTATGGGTGGTGAATTTAAACTTTCTGAATGGATGTGGGATACTACAGTCAAGTGGTTTCAAAAGAGTTTTAATGTTGGTGACTGGGTGAGTTATACAATAAATTCATGGATAATGACGCCATTCGATCTCGGTAAATGGGTCTTGGAAAATATTTGGAACTTTGTAACGGGGACAACACCAAACCAGACAAATACTGGTGGGGAATCACATGGAACGAGATATGTGGGTGGAAAACCAATGACCACAAAAACCAACAATATCACAATAAACGTCACAAATAATGGGAAGACATCAAGTTACAGCGAGCAAGCTGAATATCTAAATAAGGCACTCAAGACACCTTTAACAACCTACGACTTCCTAATATAATGATGCCAGAATTAGAAGAGACAGTGGATAAGCTTAATGAGGCAGGAAAGGCACTCGAGCAAAAAAGAGCCTTAGTAGACATAGAGGAAATAAAGAAACTGAGCAAGGAAGCTGTGGCCAGATGCAAAGGGCTTGATGCCAGGATAGCGAGGATGGAAACATTCTTGGTGGAATTTAAAAGAGAAGTAAGTGGGAGGATGTTATAATGGCGTATTCACTTGGTGGTTTGGAGCTCGGAACAATAAAGTCAGAGAGTTTTGATATGCAGGGAGAGGTAACAACACTTCCCCTACCAACATTCGGTAGTGGAGAAACCCAGGCACTCGATTTTGGAGGGGCCACGCTTACAATAGATTTGGTAGGGGAACTTAAACATGAAACACAAGCCACATTAGCGGGATATACTGTGGCGTTGTTAAATCTTGTTTCTGGTGACCAACAAAGCACAACTGCATACGTTTCTGATATTCTGGGAGCGAGAAATGTAAAAATACTTAAGGTTGGCGGAAGTTATGAATCGGCTCTAAGCCCGTTATTGATTCCATATACAATAAAATTGGTAGAAGCGAGCACGGTGGTTTGATGGTGATAATATGCTGACATGTGATAATTGCAGATATTTCAGAGTTCCAATGTGCTTGAAATACAAAACAAGGATATTAAATGGATATAGTGGGTGTGGAAACCCTGAAAGATAGGAAATAATATGGAAAGACCAAAATTCGATGATTACGGAAGAACCCAATGGGATTGGTTATGTAGATACAACCAAAATCTATCATTGGGAAACAATACACAGATAGGCGCAGGGACAGTCATTGATGCCTATAAGGGAGTGGCTATTCTGGATGATGTTAAAATAGGGTTTAATGTGGTCATACTAAGCAATTCAACCATAGATAATAAAGAAGGATCTGTAATAATAAAGGAAGGAGCATGTATAGGTTCTTGTTCTGTTATCATGCCCGGTGTAACAATAGGCGAGAACGCTAAGGTAGGAGCTCTGTCATTTGTTAATTGTAATGTGCCCGCTAACGAAACATGGGTAGGTCAGCCCGCAAGGAGGGTAAGATGATTATGATACATTGGTTAATAAATAAATCATTTGAATTATTAGATGCAGTATAAATGGTGATATAATGGTTAGAAGGATATATCCTCAGACGGTTATCGGTTGGGCAAAGGCAAGTGGAGTAACCGGAGCTTTGATACTTCTAATTATAGCCTATACTGTATCGCTTGGCTTTATGGTAGTTACGGACTACAGATGGTCGGATCAATGCGCCGGGACTCTCGAGGATCCTTGTTGGGTTGAATATGATTTTTATGTTACGAATGACACCGCATGGTATAGAACAGATTATGATCCCTGGGGTAGGGATACACCGTTCACATTCGATAAGGAATTGGAGTCGTGGTCGCTACAGAGAAGCTGGGGTTCATCCTGGCGCAACATACCTATGGATAAGGCTTGCACAGGCACGTGGTGTGGAGCTCCTGACAGCTCTGGAAACGTGAAATACTCGGTAATCTGGAGGACGAGTGGGAATATAGCCAAGCCAAAAATGTATACGATAAGGGTCTTGATTTATAAGAAGGATATCACACAGAATCTTACCGTCGGTTTCAACCCTGTAGTGGAATTGAGGGGAATTAATGTAAACCATTATATAATCAGTAACACAGATAACTGTCTTACAGACTGCTCTCTAAAATTCGCCATGAGGGTTGACAAGAACCTGGTCATGAGTAAGGAGGATTCATTTACAACAGTATTCAAGAAGGCAGAGGAATCTATGAATGGGGTTGAGTCATGGGGATTCCGAATAGGTTCTTGGGAGACATATAATGAGTCAGTGATAGATTACTATGAAGAGAAGAAAATTATAATACCTTCTAAAAATGAGACTGCAAAGGAAACAGTAATAGTGGAAAAAATTGCAATTTATAAGAACGTCACCATGCAAAGAAGGGTTTACCGGGATTATGATCCCAAGGACAAGACCCTCTACAAAGATGCGTGGGCTTACATAGAACTCTGGGCTCACAGAAATCCAAGTTTAAGTAAAAATAATATAGATGCAGTCCCTGTCCTGGGGGGATATGAATTCCCCTATGCGTGGTGGAATTCTTCATGGTCCAAACGTAGGAACTCAACAATAAATACCGCCAGAATATCTGCAGATATCACAAACTTCTCCAATACCCTGATAATAAACAGCACGAACATTGATTACGCTTATACTCAGTCCCTTGGTCAAGACATAAGGATAGTTAATGCGTCATGTAATAATGAC